TAAGTTTAAGTTTAAGTTTAAGTTTAAGTTTAAGTTTAAGTTTATATTAATATTAAAAATTGAAAAATTTATTTAAATATTTCTTTTAATATTAATATATTATGTTAGAAAAAAATAACTTAATTAAACATAAAAACACAGCTAATTCTTCTTTGGTTAAATTTAGTGATTTTAAATTTATAGCAAACAAATTTCCACTTGCTAATTATGTAAATAATAACAATACTAAATATTTTAATGTATCTAATTTACCAAATAATGCCAACTATTATATTTTAAAACCTAAAGGACGCAAATCTTATTTATGGTTTACATATTATAAAAAAGATTTATTATGTTTACTAATATTTATTAATAATAAAAATTTAGAAGATGAATCAAATGAATTTTATAAATTTAACATCAATTATGATAATACATTATGTTATAATAATGTATTATTAGTTGGAACATATTTTTACAAATATTATTTGAAAAATACACATGCTAATAAAAGTACAAACTTTAATAGTACGCATCATTATTTTATACTTGAGGATGTAGTAAATTATAATGTATTTAATAATGTAATTACTAATTACTCAAGTAATAATTTTACTTTTAAATTAAATATATGTAAAAATGTTTTGCGTTACATAGTAAATAGTCATTATAATGTATATTTAGGAATAATTTTAGATAACTATGATACATTATTCAAAATAATATATAAATTAGACTATGAAATATATTGTATTTCATGTTATAATAGTAATAAATATTTAGGAAATTTTATTATAACTAATAAATTATTAAATAATAGTGAAAAAAATTATGGTTGTAATTTTAAAGTTACTGCGTGTATAAATCAAGATATATACAATTTGTTTATTTTAGAAAATAATAAAGAAACTTTTTATGATTATGCGTTAATTGATAGTTATAAAACAAGTGTTTTTATGAATAGTTTATTTAGAAAAATAAAAGAAAATAAGAATCTTGATTTATTAGAAGAAAGTGATTGCGAAGAAGAATTTGAAAATATTACTTTAGAAAAATATGTCGATTTAAATAAATCATATATTATTGAATGTATTTATAATAGAAAATTTAAAAAATGGATTCCAAAGAATTTAGCAAAAAATAATTATATTATTGATAAAAATAAAGTTAATTTAATTGTCCAAAAAAATAAAATATATTTATAGTATATAAAAAAAATGATCTCGGGTTTAGAAAATATGTTCATTCAGGAAGGTGGTAAACAGCAAAACCAGCGTAACCAGAGTTATGGAGGCAAACGTCGCAGAAGCAGAGGCACACGCAGAAGAGGAAAAGGAAGAGGCAGACGCACACGCAGACATTAAATATATGTAAACATTTTATAATTTTTATAATATAATTTTATAGTATTTTTTATATTATAATATTATAAATATGCGCGGAGGTTATAGATACAAGGGCTCATATAAAAATTCATACACAAGAAAAAGAAGAGTAGCTGGAAAAAAATATAAAAAATCACAACGAGTTAAGTATAACTAATTAGACTAATATAATAACTTTTTTATAATACTATTAAACATTTGGACTCATTTATTAATGTTGTTTGCTTTGTATTTTTATTATTTTTACGTGGTTTAAATAATAAATAATTCCAAAAATTAAGACTAGGACTAATACTAGGACTAATACTAGGACTAAGATTTAAATGTGATTCATTATCATAGTTTGTAATATTATAAATAATTTCTTGTTCGCTAGTTAAAATAGAATTTTTTTCATCATTTTTTTTTGTTAAGTTGAGAGATTTTAAATAATTAATATAGTTATTATATTTTTCCTGGTTTGTGCGGATTATTTTATAATTTTTTTCATTATAAAATGCTCGTCTTTTAGTAAATTGATTTAAAAATACCTCATGATTGTCTATTAAATCTATTATTAATGGATTGCTATGTTTTTCTCTCAAAATTCTGCCAACTGCCTGAATAATATCTGATTTTGGACTTGCTAAAAATAAACTGGTTAGAGATTTAATATCTAATGCTTCAGCAGCCATACTAAACGTAGCCAAAATGATTTTTTTGGATTCGCTTTTTTTTAAATCTTCGTCTTTCATTCCGCCAATATAAAATCCAACAGAAGCAAAATTTTTATGGCATAATGCTTTATATAAATAATTTAATAAATTTTTTGTTTGTGCCAAAACAATAAATTGCTGATCAGGATTAATAAACATTTCACTTTCTAAAATATGAACAATAAAATCGCTACGCAAATTAAAATTAGATATTTTGCTAACCATTGTACTATATTTTACTTGACCTCTAAAATCTCTTTCCACTTCATTATATTCATCATCTTCCACAATAAAATCAATTGCTTTTACTAACACATTATCTTGAGAACTATTTTTAGAATGTTTATAACATATATCACCTAAGTACATCTTAAAGACATTTGTTAATCCGTCTTTTCTTTCCATTGTGGCACTTAATCCCAGACCATATAGCGTATTACATTTTTTAAGACAATTACTAAATACTTCACTAGACATATGGTGACACTCATCATATAAACTTAGTCCAAAACTATCAAATAGTGTTTCATGATAATTTTTCATGCTAATACTTTGTATCATTGCTAATACAATATCTTTATTTTCTATATCAACTATTTGACCTTGTATTGTCCCAATACGAGCACCAGGTAAATATTCTTCAATTCTCTCTATCCATTGATTTTTTAAGAATGTTTTATGAACAAAAATAATTGTTTTTTTTTTTAGAACTTCTATAATTTTAAGACCTAATACTGTTTTACCTGCTCCAGTCCATAATTCTATAAGTGCTGTTCCATTGCCTTTATTAATATTATCTGGTGTTCCAAAATCTATTGCTTTTAAATATTCATTTAAAACTTTTGTTTGATAATCTCTCAATTGTCCATTAAAAGTTAGATTTATAGAGTCTCCAAATGATATTTTTAATAATTTAGGATAACCAAACATTTTAATACCCCAACATCTTGGAACATATATTTTTTTTTCTGATTCTTGATAAATTGGAAATGACTTAGCTTCCGCATAAGAATTTTGAATAAAAGGTTTTACTGTTAATTCATTTTTAATAAATTCTAGTATTTTAGGAGTTAAACAGATTTTATAAATAGTATAACCTTTATTTCCTAAATAACTATTTAGTCCATTTTTTTTTAAAACTTCTATAAGTTGTGCCAATTCTATATATGTGTCTCTATTTTTAGGACTAATTTTTTTTATCATCATTTTAAATTGTACTTATTAATATAAGTTTAAACAAATTTGTTAAATATTTTATCAATTTAATAATTTAATAATTTTATAATAAAATATTTTATTATAAAAATTAATAAATAATAATTTTATAATAGAATATTTATAATTTTATTATTTAATAATTTTTATAATAAAATATTTTATAAAATATTTCGTTATACTATAATGAATTCTCTTAATATATCCACTAATTTTAAAAACTTAAAAAATATTACAACAAATGAAATAATTTTAATAGTACTTATATTATTATATTTAATAAGTAATGTATCTACACCATACGAATTAGCACCATATATAAATAATATATATACATATTTCTCTCTTATTGCTATTGTTATATTATTATTTTTAAAAACTAATCCTTTAATTGCCTTATTTTTTGGTATAGCCGCATTAATATTTGTATTACGTTCTAATAAAGTAGATCATGGAGTAATGGCTCCAAGCACACACAATAAATCATTAGCTATGATAAATTTAAATAGTAATACTAATATTAGTAATAATATTAGTAATAATATTATTACACAAACCACATTAGAAGAAGAATTAATAGGTTTAATTCAAAAACAACCAGATAATATTATAAATACTAATAGCTATCATCCCGTATCTTGTGAAACACATAATGCTTCACACATCTAAATGTCTCTTCATCTAGTTCTAGTATACTTAGAAGGATATACTACAAACATAAAATTTCCTATACTATAAATAATACCAACAAATAATATACTAACAAATACCTGTAATCCAATATTATTATACAATGTTGAAGGTGAAAATAAGTTACTACCTTCTGTAAGCATAGAATTTAAACTATTTAAATTGGGTCCATACATATTGTTAGACGATTCTATAGATATACCATTATCATCTACAGGATTACATTTTATATATAAATTATCATCTTTACTATTTAGAGTTTTCATTAAATAGTCAGTATCATTGTAAATTTCTGTAAATTTTGATACTTCTTCTGGTTGATTTAATTTAAGAAGTTCAAGAAATTTAGTATTTTTTAATAATTGGTCTAATTTTGTATTAGGGTTTATATTAGCACTTGGAACCTGAGATGAATAATATTGTGCTACACTTACACTATTATTTGCACGCTTATTATAATGATTAATTCTAATATATTCTGAACTATTATTACCATATTTACGCTTTATAAATTCCATAAATTGCAACCATTCATTTTTTTTTTCTTCATCATTAGTAGACATTATATATTAATATATATGTTGTTTATTTTTTTTATTATTTTTAATAATAATTAATAATAATAAAATATAACATTAACATTATTATTAATAATATTATTATATTAATATAATATAACATTAATAATAATAATAATAATATATGCCACTACTCAATGAAAAACAAAAACTTAATTTAAAAATATACATAAGATTATTATTATATGTTAAAGACAAATATGAAAAACTACAAAATTCATCAAAAATTTCAAGTAGTCTTATAGAGTATTTAAAAAAACAAATTCGTGAAAATAAAGAATATAATGATGAAATAAGGTATAATCAAAAGGATGCTTTAGATGATACTTTTACCACTCTATTTATAGAAAAAAGAAAAAATATAGCACATATATTAAGTTCAATATCAGAGTCAGATTCACATGAAGATACAAAAACAAGAATGTCTAAAGTAGTGGAAGAATTGCTTACATCTATTAAAAGAATAAGTGTTGAAGAAAAACGTTCATATTTAGATAGTGAACTTGGAAACATTAATAAAGAAGACTTAAAAACTCTAGATAAAGTATTAGTTGAACGTCGTGCATATTTTTATGGCAAGTATAATAAAGATAAGACTAATAAAGATAAGACTAATAAAGACATAATAGAAACTATAGAAACTATTGATAACATACGTGCTGTTATTGGTATAGAACCAGGAGATGAAGAATATTAAAAAATATAACAATTATAGCATAACCAATAACATTTATAAATCATACTTTATAAATTCTAACTTAACAATTTTTATTTTAAAAATTGATATTTATTTTAAAATAAGAGTTATAGATAAAATAATATTAATAATAAAAGTCAATAATTAACAAAATGGACAAAATTAAATCTTTCAGATTATATGATTTTAATGTATATGATGGTGTTAGCAAACATTCGCAAGAAAAAAATAAATTTTCACAAGACTCATTAGACCATTATAAAGACAATAAAAAATTTATTATTCAAGCATTTGGTATTAATGATTCTAACAAAACAGCATCAATATTAATAGAAGATTTTTATCCATATTTCTACATAATGGTAGATGAACTATGGAGCGAGCAAAGAAATACATTATTTCTTGCCCATATAAAGAAAAAAGTGGGTTATTATTATGAAGATAGTATTGTAAATTTAAAACTTGTAAAAAGGCAAAAATTATATGGATTTGATAATAAAAAATTACATAATTTTATTAAAATTTCATTCACAAATAATAATGCTTTTAACAAAGTAAAAAAACTATTTTATACAGATACTTATGATAAATATACTGGATTTGATAGATCACTAAATGATGAAGGGTATAGTTATAGTGATGAATATGGAACAACAAACTGTTATTTATATGAAGCCGATATTCCTCCATTATTAAAATTCTTTCATAAAAAACAAATTAATCCAAGTGGATGGATTAAAATGCCATCAAATAAAATATTAAGCATTAATAATAAAACAACACATTGTGCTTATGAATATTCAGTTAAATATGATGATATTTATTCATACAAAGAAAAAGAAACACTAGTAAAATATAATATATGTAGTTTTGATATTGAAGCTAGTAGTAGTCATGGTGATTTTCCTATTCCTATTAAAAATTACAAAAAATTAGCCACAAATATACTTGAAAATTATAATTCGTGTTCAAGTGAATATAAAGAAAATTATGACATTAGTATGTTAAAACAAGAAATATTAAGTGCTTTTGATTTAACAAATAATAAACTAAGTCATATATCAAAAGTGTATCCAAAAAATAAAAATTTAGATGCTTTTAATATTGAAAATTTAATTGAAAACTTAGGCAATTATATTCCAGCAAATTTCAAGAAAAAAAATACAGATGAGTTTTTAGAATTAAATGAGTCAGAGTCTGAGTCAGATGAAGATGAAGATGAAGATGAAGATACTAACAAAGATACTAATGATTTAAATCACGAAGAAATTACAAATAATTTTAAGCGTAAAAAGAAAGTAAAATTATATAATAAAAAAGATGCTACATTAATGGATTTAATCAAAGATGATAAATGTGAATATAATACAAAACTATATGAATTAACAGAAGCATTTACTAACACTGGATTTCCCGAGTTAGAAGGTGACATTATTACATTTATTGGGTTAAGTTTTATTAATTATACAGAAGCAAAACCATATAAGCGAATTATTATTGTTAAGGGAGGTTGTAAAATCCCAGATAAATATTTATTGTGGGCACAAGAAAATAATGTAATTGTTTTAGAACGTAATACTGAAAAAGAGGTTTTACTAACATTTACTAAACTTATTAATAGCGAAAATCCGCATATTATTACAGGTTATAATATTACTGGTTTTGATTTTGAATTTATGTATAATAGATCGAAAGAATTAAATTGTGTAAATGAATTTTTAAAATTATCGCGAAACAAAGATGAAATTTGTATTTCCAAAGATTGGCGTACTAATGTTGAAAATATTGAAACAAATAAGATTATTTTAGCAAGTGGAGAATATAATTTAAAATTTATTAAAATGCCCGGACGCATTATTATAGATATGTGTGTCATTTTTAGAAAAGAATTTACACTAAGTTCAAATAAATTAGATTTTACATCAAGTTATTTTATTAGTGATAGCGTTAATAGTATAAGTATTGATGTCGAAAATAATACCACTAAAATTTATAGCAAAAATTTAACTGGAATTTCAGTTGGTAGTTTTATTAAATTTGATGAATTAGGATTTAGTACTAATTTATATAAAAAAGGCAAAAAATTTGAAATTAGTGAAATTAATAATCAAGAACATTCATTTGTTATTAATAGTATTGAGGAATTAGATTTGGCAAACTATAAATATAGTTGGGGTCTAGCAAAAGATGATGTTTCGCCTCAAGAAATATTTTCCTTAGCAAATGGAACAGATTATGATAGATGGACAGTTGGTAAATATTGTCTTGCTGATTGTGATAATGTTATTTGGTTATTATTAAAAGTAGATGTTATTACAGACAAAGTCGAAATGTCTAATTTATGTGATGTTCCACTAAGTTTCTTGTTGTTACGAGGTCAAGGAATTAAATTACATAGTTATATTTCTAAAAAATGCGGCGAAAAAAATACATTGATGCCTGTAGTCAAAAAACAAAAAACTGGAGGTGGTTATGAAGGTGCTCACGTTTTTACACCAAAAACAGGAATATATTTAGAAGATCCTGTTGCTTGTGTTGATTATAGTTCTCTATATCCATCTTCTATTATTTCTGAAAATTTATCACATGATAGCAAAGTATGGACTAAAGAATATGATTTAAGTAATACTCTTATTAAAGAAACCGGAATAAAAGACGAGCACGGCAATTTTAAATATGATAATTTATATGATTTGGGTTATAATTATGTAGATGTAAAATATGATACATATCAATATAAAAGACTTACTCCAAAAGCAGCAGCCAAGAAAGTAATTAATGGTTACAAAATTTGTAGGTTCGCACAATTTCCAGAAGGCAAAGCAATTATGCCTTCAATTTTAGAAGAATTGCTTGCCGCACGAAAAGCAACCCGAAAACGTATTTTACTAGAAACAGATGACTTTATGAAAAATGTATTAGATAAACGCCAATTAAGTATTAAAGTTACAGCAAATTCATTATATGGTCAAATGGGAGCAATAACTAGTGCTTTTTATGAGGCAGATGTAGCTGCTTCAACAACCGCAATTGGTCGTAAATTGTTATTTTATGGACGATCAATTATTGAAGAATGCTATAATGACATAGCTATTAAAGTTTCTGATGGTTCATTAGTAAAAGTGAAAGCAGAGTGTGTATATGGTGATACAGATTCTGTGTTTTTCAAATTTAATTTACGCAATCAAGAAACAAATGAAAAAATATTAAATAAGCAAGCACTAATATATACTATTGAGTTGGCCAAGCAAGCTGGAGAACTAGCCAGTTCCTTTTTGAAAAAACCTCACGATTTAGAATATGAAAAAACATTTTATCCATGGATATTATTATCTAAAAAACGCTATGTTGGTATTTTATATGAAAATAATCCAGACAAAGGCAAAATGAAATATATGGGTATTGTATTAAAGCGTAGAGATAATGCACCTATTGTAAAAGATATTTATGGCGGTATTGTAAATATTATTATGCAAGAAAGAAGTATGGTTAAATCAATTAAGTTCTTAAATGAGTGTATAGAAAAATTAATAGCAGGAAACTATGTAATAGATAAATTATTAGT